TCGTAACGAAGATGGTTCTCAATGGCAATCTGGCGGAACCTTCAATATGAAGCGTGGGTCGGTGCGCCGGTTCGTAGAGCGTGAGCTTGGGCACGGTGTGATGTTGTCGCGTGGTTTTACGTCGGTGCTCTGGCAGGCTCGAACGCTTTGCGTTGATTTTGATGACCGCATAACCGACAAACTCCAATTCGCTCGGACAATCCCGGTCTAAGGAGTGTGCATGAGAGAATCCATCAGCCGTTGTCACGAGCCGGGTCGGAAACATCGGCGTGCCGTGCGGGTACAAATCAAGGCTGATGAATTGAAAGCCTTGAGGGATGAGCGGGACGGATACAAGGAACTGGCACGGCTATATGCGGGGTATTTGGAAGGTGAGCCGAGCGAGTATGCGCAGAGTCTGATACTGTCTTTGAAAGAGTCGTGAGCGAAACACCTGTTCTCGATTACATCAACGGCGTGTTCGTGTTCCGGTGTGTGTATGAGGATATGTTGATACCGCGCCGGGCGGGTTTCGTTCGCCATGAACCACAACTGTTTCCGCGCGGTAATGGCTGTAAGGCGTGCGCGGCGGGGCTTGGTCGGTGCTGGTTCACGTTTGACAAGAAGGTTGTGGTAACGCTGTTCGGGTACGCGAGTCCGGCGCTGATTAAGATGTCTACAACCGTGCCGCAGGAGTCAGAAGTAGCAGATGTTCCTGGTGGGTTGTCTCAGTTTCCGATGTTCTCTGAAACATGGCGCAGGTCGCGGTTGGAGCATGACCGGAAGACCTTGAGCACGAAAGCAGGACGCCGTGCGGTGTTGCCGACTGCGATTATGAACTGCGCAACCGGCATCCCGTATCCCGATGATTGCAACGAGGTTTGTTTGAAATGAACAACGACCAGACCCGGCAGGAACGCGACAAGAGGTGGAACGAGCTGGCGCGTCTCTGTGCGCGGGCACGGTCACGCGATGCGGAGAACGCGGCGCTGACGGAACTGCTTGCTGTGATGAATGGGTTTCTCAAAGCGCGTGCTCGACAATACGTCCCGGGTGATGTTGACGCTACGGTGACTGACCTCAATTACAAAGTCTATGAGTGTTTGCGGAAGTGGCGGCGCACGAAGATTCGCAGCTTCGCCAAGTACGTGCGCGGTGCTATTACTCATCACATGTACGATATTCTAAAACGCAGACAAACGCAGGTCGGTAAAGCGATGCACCGGGCCGTGTCTATTGATGCGCTCGAAGTCGGGTCGCAAGAGTGCCTTGATTTGGCGGTGCCGCTTCCCGTTGACTATCACGATGCGCGGCTGGTTGCCCTGTCTGCACTTGAATCTCCGGTTGACCAATTGATAATCAAGCTGTTGAGTCAGGGTTATAGCGCGAGTGATATTGCTGAGCATACGTTCTTCGTGAAGCGTTCGACCGTGACCCGGCGAATCAAAAGAATGGCTGCGCAGGTGATGCGCAACAAACGCCGCTAGGTCTTCGTCTTTACAAGAGATGAGTTATAAACCGTGCAAGCTATCCCCGGTAGAGATTCAGACGTTGCCTATCGGTGCGACGTGCATCAACACCAAAGGCTCGATGGTCTTATTCGTATCCAGGCGTGTGAAGGCTACGGATGGGTCTTTGAAATCAGTGGTCGTGCGCGTGCTGCCGAAGTGGCGCGGCGGAGAGTCAACATTGCCGCCGACGTACTTGTGTTTCCCGTTTCGTTTAGCGGCGGTTCCTAAAGAAAAACAGGAGGAAGACAGTGATAAACCGAAATAAGCTGACTAAGAAGGTGTGGTTCGAGGATTCGTTGTGGGATGTGGAGCGGGTCATCTCACCGAATAAGCATCAGGATTATCTGTTGCTTGGGCAGGATAGCGAGAATACCGGATACGATGATGGGACGTTAGAGCGGATATTGATTCTGATTGATGCTCGTGATGTCGAGTTCTATCCGAACACATCGAAGATTAAGAGAATCATGCAGGAACGCGCGCAATTAGCAAAAGCTCGGAGTAAGGCGCTTTTGCATGATGACGGCTCACTCAGTCAGGAGTGGCTCGGAATGTTCCCCGAAGATTGAAAACCCAAAGTCAGGAGACAATATGAAGAAAGATAAGAAGGTCGTAAAGAAGGCGAAGCCGGTGCGCAAGGTTGTAAAGCCTATGCCGAAGCTCGCTCCGAAGTCCGTGAAGAAACCGCAGCCGGTTATGAAGAGTGCTCCGGTGCCGAAGCCGTCACTCAGTACACCGGCCCCGGTTGCGAGTGACGGGTTCCGCGAATACCAGCGTTCCGGTCGGTTGAGTGCGCGGGCGTTCATTCGTCGGCGTATCAAGGACAGTGTTGATTCGCTGGCCAAGGCGCTGCGCAAGGCCGGGTACTACCCGGGATTCGATGAAGAGAAGTTGCTGGCGCTCGTGACTCGGTATCACTACCACATTCAGTGGGAGCTGGTACACACGACGAAGTCCGGTGCGAAGCTGCCGGTGTCATCGACGGTCGTGAAAGCGGCGAAGGAACTGCAACAGGACATTGACAAGAACATCGGCCCTGGGCTGAAGGTTGTCGTTTCGTCAAAGCCGCTCGGTGTGCCGAAAGCACCGCCGGTTGAAGAGTCGCGCCCGCAGGAGAGCGCGGTAACTCCCAAGGTAGAGCTTTAGCCCGTACTACTGGGAGTGTAAGCACGGGGCTTCGGCCCCGTGTTTGTTTGTAATGGCGCAACAAATACCTATCGGTCTTCGTCTTGATAACCATGTCGTCCTGCTCTGAATGTACTGTGCGCGACGGATTCAACCGGCGCATTCATAATTCCGGCCCGGTGCCGTGCGCTACAATGCTCTGTGGTGAAGCGCCATCCAGCGACGAGACAAGATGCCGGGAACCGTTCGTTGGCCCCGCAGGGAGGCTCCTAGACGCCCTGCTGACCGATATAGGGGTATCCCGAGCCTCCGTGGCCGTCTCCAATGCCTGCCTTTGTCAGCCCATGAACAATCGAGCACCAACTAAGCCCGAAATTCGCTGTTGTAGTGTTCGGTTAGACCGAACGATTGCCGGTGTGCAGCCGAAAGTGATTGTTGCGTTAGGGGCATCAGCGGCGTATGCGTGTACGGGCATGAGCACCGGCATTGGAGCACTGCGTGGTCGTGCGTTGCCGTCGCGTTGGCATAAGGACTTTACACCAGCCAAGACGTTTACAAAGGTTGATGGTGGTATCCCGGTGTGGGTGACTTACCATCCGTTATACGCACTTCGCAACGGTGCGACTACCGAGAATCGCAACACGGTAGAATGTAAGATGATAAAGTCTGACCTGCAACGCGCACTGGGCGGTAAGCGAGTGCTGCCTTATCAATTCAAGATTGTGCAGAGGGCTGAGGATTTGGAAGAGCTTGAGTCGGGACTGAGAACAGCAAAGGTTGTCGCGTGGGATACTGAGACTTCAGGACTTGACTTTCAGAATGACAAGCTCCTGGGCTTGTCCTTTGCTTGGGAGACTGGTAAGGGATTCTATCTCCCGTGGCGATATTGGAAAGACGTTGACGATTACGCGAAGCATCGTTTCCCGCGCCCGTGGTGGGCAGAGGATAGACGGAATAGGATTCGTGCGATGCTTGCGGACGGGTTGACCCGTGATGGTGTAATTCGCGTGGGGCAGAACACCAGCTTTGACCAGCTCTTTGTACAGCAGACGTTTGGGATTCGGGCCAGGTCTGAGTTTGATACCATGTTAGCGCACCATCTCATAAACGAGAACGCGCACCATGACCTCGATACGATGGTGTTCGAGTACACTGAGTTGGGCGGGTACTTCGATGATATGGCGGCGTGGTGTGCAGAGAATCGTAGTGCGCTGATGAAGAGTATCATCAGGCGGCGCAAACGGTTCAATCTCCCGAAGTCAACAGCAAAGTCATCGTGGAAGATGAAGGGGTTGGCACCGTTACAAATACTCGGCCCGTATGCTGCGGGTGACGCTGTGGCGGTGTTGGAACTCTACAACAAGTTCGTGCCAAAGTTGTACGAACTGGGGATGGAGTGGGTTTACAACAAGGTAATCATGGCAGTGCATCCTATCCTGGTGCAGTCAGAGTTTCGCGGTGTACAGATTGATGAGCGCAAGATGCGGCACTTGGCGGAAAAGTACACCATCGAAGCGGAGAACCACAAGCGCACTTTTCTGTTCAAAGCGATGAAAGACCCTGACCCAAAGTTCAATATCAACAGCCCGATGCAGTTGGGTAAGGTGCTGTATGACGGGAAACGTGATGGCGGTCTTGGTCTGCGTGCTCCGAAGGATTCACGCTCGACGGACAAGAAGACTCTGGATGCGTTGGCTGTAAAGGCTCCTGTGCTGAAAGACCTGCTGGAGTACCGGACAAAGGTAAAGTGGGTGCAGACGTACTTGAGTAGAGTTGCGGATACGGCCGGTCGGATTCACCCGCATTACAATCTGGCAGGAACCGTTACAGGTCGCCTCGCATGTTCAAATCCTGCTGTCCAAAATATCCCTCGTGAGAGTAACATGAGGCAGATATACACAGCGGCTCCAGGGAGAACGCTGCTGGAAGCTGACTTTTCGCAGGCAGAGTTTCGGGTATGGGGTGCGCTGGCGAATGATATTAACCTGTTGGCTGATGCGCGAGCGGGAAAAGACATTCACACAGAGGTAGCGGCGGCGTTCTTTAAGATTCCGGCTGACAAAGTGAACAAGGAACAGCGGGTACAGGCCAAGACTACGGTGTTCGGAACTATGTACGGTCGTGGCGTAGCCAGTATCGCGGCACAGTACAAAACCACTGAGGAAGATGTGCAGCGGTTATTGACGTTGTTCTTTAGCCGATACCCGCAGGCCCGTGCGTGGTCGGAGCGGGTACAGTTAGATTGTGTGAAGACCGGGTACGTTGAAAACCCGTTCGGTCGGCGGAGAAGGTTGCCGGATGCACAACTGGCAGCAACATCGCATGAGGAATTCGGGTTGCGCAGTCGTGCGTTGCGTCAAGCAGTAAACTCACCGATTCAAAGCACGGTGAGTGATTATACGCTGCTGACGGTGGTGCGGTGTTACAAAGCGTTTCGGAAGGCGAAGGCGCATGACCCGGTGCTGGTGCTCGAAGTGCATGACAGTTTCGTGTGGGAGATTGACCCGGCTGATATGAAGACTGTAGCGCAGATCGTGGTAGAGCAATCGAAGCGCGGTACTAAGCGTTGCCCGAACGTGCCGTGGGGTGTTGACCTGAAGGTCGGCGCGGTTTG